CTGTTTTAAAATTTATAACAGATGATGGTAAATGTCTAATGCAATGCCCTTGCCTGAATGATAAAGAAGTTTCAATAGGTTCTCATTGGTGTAAAGTTAATTGCCAGTTCAATATACACATGAATAATAAAAAAAATAACACTGTGGGATGTAGGCATAAGTATTGGATGAAAGCGTTAGAGAAGGAGTTTTATAAAAATCATGGCGATATCATTTAAAGAGTATGTTTCTGAACAAATGGAGGGCGTTAATACTGAAGAAAAATTCTTCAAAGTTGATAAAAAGATAGCTGAAGAATTGCTAAGTGAAATGCCCAAGTGGTTTCGTGATGCTGTTGATTTTAAAGAATGGATGATGGGTCTTGAAGTCGAACAGGAACACAATATTGAACCTTTTAACGTTGTTAATGGTGATAAAAATATTGTCGCTAAAATAGCTGCTATTCATCTTTGTGAAAGTGATACCTATTATACTGATTTGAAGAAGGTTGAAAATGAAGCTAAGTGATGTTGAATTTAAAATTGTTCTGAATGATACCTCTGAATTGATCAAGATTCAAGAAATGCTTTTTGAACGCGGCGGCAAGTGGGCAGATGGTAGTGATGTTGTTGATACTGATTCACGAATAAGAGCTTTAATTTGGGATGGTCAAGAATTATCTGCTTTATATAATATATGTGAACTTAGCGAATTTTTTAAATTGAGTCAAATTCAAATGACATTCAGAGAAATAAACGCAACATTAGAGCATGTTGAAATTAAACCACTCCCACCTAAATGGGAAATTGTTAAAATTGGAATTAATGACGATGAATGTTTCAATTTGAACGGTATATTATATCATTGGTCTGATCATTATGCAGCTTGTATGCACAGTCATTATGAATATATTTTCTATGGTTATATTTATGATGATTCAATAATAATTTCATCAAATATTCCACAAGTAGTGTATAATTTTAACGGTATTGCATCGGGAATAAAAATACCCAAACAAATTGTTTTTTGCAAAAGAATATGAAATTTGATTATACACAGTTCTTTAATGAAATTGATGAAGCGTTAACCATTCATACACATAGCCTCGATAAAAAAATATTTGAAGCGCCAAATATTCACAATAAGATTTTGCGGCAGTTCACAATTGAAAAGAACAAGCTGCAAAAACTGGAATCTGAATTAAATAAAACTTTTGGTGAAAAGTTTCATTATTATCGCTATGAATATGAATTAAAACTGGATAATAAAGATGTGGTATTGTTTTATGTTAAGAAAGATCCTGAGTTTTTAACAATTAATGATAAATTTAATAGTCAAAAGCTGCTTGTAGAAACGATTGAAAAGTGGATGAAGAAAGCAAATTCTATTACTTTTGATATTAAAAATATCCTCGAATACTTAAAATGGAGTAGCGGAAATTAAATAAACAATTATTTTCAAATCTACTGTTCATCAGCATTTGAGAGGTATGAAAATTTCATATCTCTCATTTTTATCAGTAAATATCAATACAAATAAACAAAGGGAGATGTTCTCAAAATGCTCAAACTCAACAAAACTCAGCTTCAAGAATTGGATAAATTTGTTGAGCATTACCTAAGATCAATAAATGCAGCTAGTGGTTCTCTGGTAGATGCTAATGCTAATGTGACTGAAAAGAATGTTATAACAATGATGGGTGAATTCGTTAAGCCTATGATGATTCAATACAATCGTTATATCAGGCATAATGAAATCGAAAAGAATTTCGGTAAAGAATTAGCAGATAAATATATAGCGGATGTTGAAAATCATGTAATATATGTGCATGATGAAACTAAGGCAAATGTTCCTTATTGTATGTCAATCTCTCTGTTTCCTTTCTTGATGCATGGCTCATCATGCATTGGTGGTAATACTCAAAAACCAAAACATCTCAGTTCATTTTGTGGCGGCTTTATCAATGTTATAAATCAGATAGCTGCACAAGTGGCTGGTGCTGTTGCCACACCTTCATTCTTGATTTGTTTTGATTATTTTGCTCGAAAAGATTTTGGTGAAAATTATCTCGAAACTCATGCTAAAGAAATTACTCAAGAATTGCAGCATGTAACATATTATCTCAATGAACCATGCTCTGGTCGTGATGGTCAGTCAGTGTTCTGGAATCTATCAATTTTTGATGAAACTTATTTGAAAGGTCTATATTCGGAATTTGTTTATCCTGATGAACAGTTTTCAAAAGTAAATTTTGATTCTGTTAAGAAACTGCAAAGATTCTTCATGAAATGGTTTAATCAAGAGCGTAGTAAAAAATTGTTGACCTTTCCTGTTATCACAGCTGCAATGGTTTATGATGAAAACAAGCAAGTAAAAGATAAAGAGTTTAAAACATTTATTGCTAATGAACTGGCTGATGGCAATGGTTTCTTTGTTTATTTGTCTGATAATGTTGATTCTTTGTCCAGCTGTTGTCGATTGCGGAATGAATCAAAAAATGAATTTTCTTATACACTCGGCAATGTTGGTGAAATGACTGGTTCAATACATGTCATGACTCTGAATATGAATCGTTTCATGCAGAATGTTAAAAGAAAATTTGATATTGAAAACCCTGAACATGAATCGTTCAAGACTTACATGCATGGCAAGCTTGCCAAAGTTATCAAAAGAATTCATAAATATCATGTTGCCACACGAAAGATTTATGAGAAGATGATGAATGAAAATATGTATCCAGCTTATACTGCACAGTTTATCAAGATGGATCGGCAATTTTCGACAATTGGAATTAATGGCTTGGTTGAAGCTGCGGAATTTCTCGGATATGAAGCTAGTCCAAAGGGTGATTACACAAAATTTTGTTCAGAGATTTTGAAAGTAATTTCTGATCTTAATCGTGAAGCTCGAAAAGAATACGGTATCATGTTCAATACTGAATTTGTTCCTGCTGAAAATCTCGGTTATAAAAATGCAATGTGGGATAAAAAAGATGGCTATCAAGTAACCCGTGAATGCTACAACAGTTATTTCTATCCAGTTGAAAATGATCATCTCACTGTTTTTGATAAAGCAAAGTTGCATGGAACACAAGTAACAAAGTATCTTGATGGTGGTAGTGCATATCATATAAACCTTGAAGAATATTTAACTGCTGAACAGTATGAAAAACTGTTTGATGCAATGGCAAATGTTGGCGTAAACTACTTCTGCACTAATGTTAAAGTGACTTGCTGTGAAGAAGAATCATGTGGATTCATCAACAAAAGAACTCTACATTTTTGTTCAAAATGTGGCAGCAAAAACATCTCTCATGCGACGAGAATTATTGGTTATCTCAGGAAAATCAAGAATTTCTCAAAGCAAAGGCAAGAGGAAGAAGGTTTGCGATTTTATCATAAAGAAAAATAAGAGTTTACTTTTATCAGTAAATATGATATGATTAAAGTCTAAGGAGTTACTATGAAAAATTGGTCAAAAGTTGTTTTTGAAAATCAACAAATTGAAAGCATTCTCAATGGTATGAATCTGCCAAAAGCAAGAAAAGCTATCGAGAAAGTTGTATATTCTAATATCGGTGGTTTATATCGTGATGAATACTGGCAGGGTCCTCAGAAAATATGGAAAGCTCTTGAAAAAGCTGGTATTGATTTTGATATAATGGGTAATCGTTATCGCAAAGATAAAAATGATCCGATGGGTCCTGATAAATCAAAAGAATGGGATGTCGAATTTCGTTTTGTTGATGATAAAGGCAAAGAAAGAATCATTAAAGGTCTTTTAACTGCTCATGGTGCTGGTACCGTTAAAGACCCATTATCAGCTTATGACATGACTATGAGCATATTTTAAGGAGTGAATCAATGAAAAGTTGGATTGAAATAGTGACCGAAGCTGAAGAATTTTTCTTTGTTATGGGTAAAATAGATGGCAAGCCGTATCGTTCAAAACGTTTTGAATCACGTCAAGACGCTGCTGAATATATGAAAACTCTGAAAGAAAAACATGGTGGCATGTTTACTATTGGCCGAGAAAAAGCATTTGCATAAAGGATAAAAATATGAAAAAGTTTAGTGATTATTTAGAAAAGAAAGTTGTAACTGAAAGAATGTCCTCATCACATCTAAATAGAATGGAAGGTCTTGCCAATACGAATGATCTCAAAGCATTCATGGCAGCAGCCAAAAAAGTTGCTAATTCACTCTATGAAGAAGATTTTGATGAAGATGTAATAGCTGAATTTCTGGCTGGATACGTGAAAAATAATTTTTAAAAAAATGTTGACTTTTAATCTCCTTTGTGTTAATATCTTTTTGTAAGATAAAAACACAAAGGAGATTTTTATGAGATTTGAGATTGAAACAGTAAAAGCCAGATACAATCAATTTAATGCTGAAATTTTTGATAGCGAGCTTCCTTCAGCAGATGTTATCAAGTTCGAAACTTTCAAATCAAAAAATGCTCTTGCCATGATCAGATATCCAAAGACATGTATCGGTGAAGGAACACCAACATTCAGATTGAATACATGCGCTGAATATCTCACTGAAGAATCAATGAACACCACAATCATTCACGAAATGATACACATCAAACAGTGGTATAGAAAAACAGAACTCGGTCATGGTAGAGCTTTCAAGTTGTTTGCCAGAACAGTAAAATGTAAAACCAACGGTCTATATGATATCAAAAGATGTCATGGTGCAGATGTTGAACTGAAAAAAGAAGTGAACAGAGCAACAAAACATGAACAGTGTGTAGTTGTTATGAATCTGAAAGACAACAGTTTCCGAGTATATAAGAACACTACGACACAAAAAGTTCGAAACAGCCTCGCTTTTTTCAGTCTGAGTTATATGATTTATGAATATGATGGAACAATGTTTAATGCCTATAAATCATCAAAACATAATGCATCTACAATTACATTCTTTCGAAACGCTGAACTTGTTGAGAGATTGAAAAAAGAAGGTCGTTGGAGTTTTACATCTCATAATTTCAGAGGAATTTGATATGAAAGATTTTTTGAACTATATCAATGAAGATATCGAAATCACAGATAAAGAAGAAATGGTTGAATTTCTTCTTGATCTTGATGAACAGTTAGAAACACCTCTTGAAGTAGAATTAGTTAATTTGATGATTTCACTTGTCAAGATGGATAAAATTTCGCCGATTGACTATGATGCAATTGTTGATGCAATTGACGAAGTTATAGACTTCGAAACTATTGATCTTGATTATGACTATGATGAAGATGAAGAAGAACCTGTTGATGAGGCTCAGAGAGCTTTATATAAAAGGCGTGGTTATGTAACATGCCCAGATGGAAGAATCAGAAAACGTGGAAAATGTGGCCAACCAGTTGATAGAAAAAAATCAAGAAAAATGATCAAAGCACGAAAAAAATTTAAACGTTCTTTTCAAAAAGGTGTTCGCAAGGCTAAACGAACAAAACGAAAACTAGGTCTGATTAGTTAGTATAGTGTAAATTGTTAAATAAAATAATGAAATACTTGCGTTCAAATATAGTTTTTCAAGAAATACCTAATGAAATATCATTAGCGTTTGAAATAACTAATTGTCCGTATCGTTGCAAAGGTTGTCACTCGCCAGAACTACAGCAGGATATTGGTACTGAACTCACACCTGAATTATTCAGAAGTTTCATTCATGAAAACATGTGTAATAGTCAGCTACTAATATCTTGCGTTCTCTTTCTTGGTGGTGATCATCATCACAATGAATTGATTGAATTGTGTAAAATTGCCAAAGGTTACGGTTTAAAAACTGCACTCTACACTGGTTCAAATAGAGTGCCAAAAAATATTTTAAACGTGTTAGATTGGATTAAGCTTGGTGGCTATGATGAATCAAAAGGTGGATTAAGCTCAGAAACAACAAATCAGATATTGAAGTTAGTTAAAGATTTAACTGAAAATCAAATTGATTTGCCAGCCGAGTATTCAGATATTGTTGATAAAGATTTTTGGAATTTAATATAGGAGTTAATATTATGAAAAATTGGAAACAAATCGTTATTGAAGGGACTTACGACACACATTCTCAAATATTTAAAATGAATAATTATAATTTTTTATTTATTGATAGTAATGATTCTGAGTTAGCTCAAAAATACGGTATTAAAGGTTCTTTGTATGTTGAAGCTACAGGAAACCTAGTCAGAGATTACGGTAAAGGCATGTTTGATGAATTTTTGGATAGAAAATCTATAGAAGGTGAAAAAATACCTGGTGTGGGCGAAAATAAAAAATGGATGATGATAGATGATATGGTTCGCCATATTCAAGATGCTAAAAATATAGCCAAAAAATTTATTGAATCTCGAAAAGATTAATAAAGTTGTTTACTTTTGTGTCGATATATGTTATGATGTTAATGAAGTTGAGACACAAAGGAGATTCACATGAGAACGATTTATATGATTGACACTGAGTATGGTACAATTATTGTTAGCAAGAAAGAATATGAATACACGAAAGAACGTGTAGTTCAAGAGCATTGCCCTGATGATGAAATTGTTATCAATGGTTCTCTTAAACAGTATTCATACTGGAAAGAGGAAGTTGATGTGAATGAGTATGCTGAAGAAACAACTGTAATAGGGTATAAGAAGATAGTTCGATATGGTACGATTGAAAAGCCTGTTGAACTATCTTCTTTTGAACAGAACTTATTGAATAATCGTAATGATCATCGTGAAGTAATTAAATTAGTTGATCAGTTTTTGAAATCGAATTAAGGAGAATGTTAAGAAAAAGTTTTCTGATTACGTTGAAGAAAATGTTGATAAGTCTATGGCCAAAGGTCGAAAATAAAATATAAAATTTTGTGTTTTTGAGTTAGTATTAGTTAACAAATTCGTTATGAAAGGTATTGAATATGAAAGTTTCTAAAGATACGCTCTCTATTCTCAAAGCATTTTCAACAATTAACCCGGTCATGTATCTTGGTGATTCAAAAGCTGTTAAAGTAATTGCACCCGATAAGAGTGCTATTATCGGTGTTTATCAAACTCCTGAATCTCTTGATCATGACTGTGTTTTTTGGGATTGGCCAACTCTGCTTGCAACGATTGATTCTATGGGTGGGGCTGATGCTGATCTTGATTTTCAAGAATCGTTTGTAAAAATTTCTTCACCTGACAAATCATCTCTGAAATATTTCTACACTAATCCTATTGTTGTCGCAGCCAGCAACACCAAGCCAAAAGCATTTGCTGATTATTGCAAAGAAATGGAAACTGATTTTACATTTGAACTCTCTTCAGAAGTGCTTTCGAAAGTAATGAAGCTTGCCAGAGTTATGAATTTGACTAAGATCGTTATTGAATCAGAAGATAACAAAGGTTCAATTCATCTCGTAGATGACGGAAATAAAGTCAATCATACTTTTGAACAGGAAATTGAAACATCTGGTTCAGGCAAAATATCACTCTGGATTTCAACTCTTAATATTATTCCGGGTTCTTATACTGTGACAGTAAAGAACAATCTTTTTGCAAAATTCGTAAACAAAGATATACCTCTTTTCTACATCATTGGTGCAAAGAAGGAATAATATTATGGATTTGATCAATATACATCGAACATCGTCTGACTGGGGCTTAAAATACAGACCAGACAAATTTGAAGATATTATTCTGCCTCAGAGATACTTGAATATGTTTTTAAAGGTCATCAAAGAAAATCAAATGTGTAATTTTCTTTTCTCTGGTGACCCTGGTTGTGGCAAAACTTCACTTGCTTTGATTCTATCAAGAGAACTCGATTATGATACGCTTTACTTGAATATGAGCAAAGATACATCAATCGAAGTGCTGAGAAACGACATTCAGAATTTCGGCATGACTGTATCCCTCAATGGCAATCGAAAGCTGATCATAGCAGATGAATGTGAAAAAGCATCAGGATTATTGAAGGATGGTTTGAAAGCTGAGATTGAAAGACTATCTGAAAATGTTAGTTTTATCTTTATCACAAATCACATCAACATGATTCCAGAGGCACTACACTCAAGACTGCAAAAAATTGATTTTGTATTCACAGCTGAAGAAACAAAAGAAATGAAAACTCAGATTTATAAAAGAGTTATTCAGATTCTTGATTTCAATAAAGCCGAGTATGAAAAGTCAGCTATTCAGATTGTTGTAAATAAGATGTTCCCTGATTTCAGAAAGATTCTGAATCATATCCAGTGTCTTTCGATGCAAGGAAAGATTACCCAACAGATTGTTGAAAATTCTGTGATGGTGAATCTGTCTGATTATTTCGATATTCTGAAGAGAAAGAAATATAAAGAGCTTCGGCAGTATATAGCTAATCTGACAATTAATCCACAAAACTTTTATAGCGAAATTTTCAAGAGCATTGATGAATATTTTGAAAAAGGATCATTAGCACAGGCAATACTTATACTAAGTAAATATAGTTATGAGTCTGCTTTTGTCGCTGATCATGATTTGAATATTTGTGCATGTTCGATGGAACTGATGATGCTATAAGAGGAATAAAATATTGTTTATTTATATTAGATTTATTGGTGATGGATTTGAAATCAAAACACGTTCAACCATTAAAGCTGTTGTAGAATTTGCAATAAACGATATTAAAGAGCGTAGGGCGTTGCCATGTTCAGTTATAGATGAGCATGGCAACGTTTTATACAATAAGAAAGAACTGAACAAAGCAATTGAAGAATATTGCCTGAAAGAAACGATAGATTGGGGATTTCTCTATGAGCGAAAAAATTGATTTATTTGTAATTCTCAAAGATTTGAATTTTGATAAATCTTATCAGTTGCATAAACATGTTGACTTTCAAAAACAATATAATGATTATATGATCAATAGCTTTCTTTCTATGAGTCCAGAAACAGTTCTTGAAGCTAATTGCATGAATATTCATTATAGTCTACCAAAGCACGTTAAATACCTGTTTCTGAGTGATGTGATTGAAAAGAAAAATCGTTTTTTGAAGTATATCAAATCAGATGTTGAAAAAGCTGATAATGATATGATAAAATATATGATGCAAATCTATAAAGTAAATAAAGAAGTTGCCACAAATCTTTTGAAAACAACTTCAAAAGAAGAGCAAGAAACGATTAAAAATATCTTCACTCAAAAGACGATAAGGAAACGGTAATGTGAAAAACTTTTCTGATTTTATACTTGAAGAACAGACTGTTGCTGAAAAAGATTTGGCTGGCGGACGATTCAATGTTGATGATTCATCAATCACCTATAAAAAGGGTGGCGATATGAATATGTTTCAAATTTCTGAATCGGATGGGTCAATTTCGGTTACTCTGAGAGTAAACAACAAAGAAGTTGTTATGAATGATTTGCCGAAAGCTAAGTTCATTATGAAAATGCGTGAATTTCTGGCATCAATAAAGTAGGTCTTGAAGAATTGTCTCAGCTGAAACGATTTTTTAATTGATATAAGGGAAATAATATGATTGGAATCGAAGTAAAACTTTTGAAGGATGTAGCAGTAGTTGTTGAAACTCTTGAAAGATTAGGCATCGGTGTGCAGCGAACAAAAACAATGTGTCCGAGTGCCTATCTTATGTCATATAAAGGCCAATACAGAGTTTGTCATTTCAAAGAAATGTTAGAACTTGATGGTAATGAAGTTAATCTCACTGATGAAGATTTTCAGCGTAGAAATAGTATTATAAAGCTGTTAGAGAAGTGGGGATTAATTAAAATTTCTGATGTAAACTTCCCAAAAGAATTTGAGACTGTTTTTGTGTATGTATTGCCTCACACTGATAAGGTTGATTGGAAAATCAATCATAAATACAGAAGAAATTTTAAGGTGGTAGAATAATGAAGTGGCATGAAATTTTAACAGAGGACACCGATAGAATTTTATTTTATAAACATATTCGTGGTCACACCAGTCTTTACAGGGCATTAACCAGTAAACAAACAGATGAATTAATCAAAAAACTTGAAGATTATCGTGATGCAATAGTTTCAAAATTTCTGATGGAATTAGAAACAGAAGATGACACAAGTGTTATTGGTGTTCGATTCAATAATATTGCTTTTGGTTTATATGGGCGTAATGGCGATGCAAGAATAGCAATGGGACCGGCTTATTCAGAAGTAAAAATTTTAAATCAATATCTCGATATTGACAAATTTATTAAGGCACTATAAAAAGGATTATAAACATGAAAAAGTGGAATGAAATAATTATCGAGTCGAGCATGAAAGACCTTTTTGAAGATTTTCAATCAGATTTTACCTTTGCCAGAGATTTTAATAAAAATGTTTCTTTTAAAGATGATGCAGATCGAATAGCAAAAAATAAGAAGAATAAGAGAATCAATGATTTTATTGAAAGAATAATGAAAGCGGCCAGATCAAAACATTCTTATGAGGAAATTGTAGATATGCTCAGACCAAATAAATACGTGTCAAATATTGATGAATTCATGAAAGCGTTGAGATTAGACGAGAGTAAAATATAATTGTATTTAAAAATAGCTTACTGTGTTATAATGATGCGGTAAGCTATTTTTATTAAGCGAGGATATTAATTTATGCTTTTTTCGAATGAACAAATAATTGAAGAATCTTTTAAATACTGGCGAAAAAAGGGTTTTCCATTTCGTAAATTAGAAATGTTTGAAATTATGCAAGAGTTGAATAAATTGAAAGAATTGCCAATTAACAAGTGTATAACTTCAACTCTCGGTTATAAAGTGGCCGATACATTTCACAACCATAGATTTTTAGCAGCTGCCAATGGTATGTGTTCACCGGTTGATTCCTTTAATGATGATAAAAAACTATTGAAAGCTTTTAAATTATCACTTGATTTTAATACGCGAATAACTCAAGAAAGTTGCACACCTACGATTTATATTGTCAATGGTACTCAGGCGTGTTCTAATTTTCGACCAGCATGGGCAAAATATTACATTGAGAGATATGGAAAAGCCGGTGGTGTTTATCTCGACCCATCGACAGGATATGGTGGTCGTTTAATTGGCTTTTTATGTTCAAACATGCAGAAATATATTGGTATTGATCCTAATACGGTCACATATAAAGCAAATCAACAAATTGATCAAGAATTAAATTCACTGATTGGCAAAGAAATAGAGCTTCACAATTTACCATTTGAAGATACAAATTTGGGTGAAGAAATTGCTGATTTCATATTTACGTCACCGCCATATTTTACAAAAGAAATATATTCAAAAGAGAATACACAAAGTTGCAACAGATATTCAGAATATGAAAGTTGGTCGAATAACTTTTTAAAAGTCTTGATGCAAAAATGCTATAAATATCTGAAAAATGAGCGTGTATGTATTATCAATATTGAAGATGTGAACGTGAAAAATAAACATTATCATTTAGTTGATGATACTATTAAGTATGGTGCTGAAGCTGGGTTTAAATTTTTGAAAAATGAGCCATTGATTTTTAATGCTAATAGAGTAGGTGTTAAAAAAGATGGTGCCAATGGCGATAGAAAAAGCGTCACTGAATCCGTTTTAATATTTTATAAAGGCCAGAACTATAAAGATATTATGAAAGAAAATGAAAAAGTAAAAGAAATTAGTGTCAATCTTGAAGATTTATTTTAATTAAATTTTCTTGACAAACAATCTCCTTTGTGTTAATATCATTTTGTAAAGAGATGATAAAGACAACAAAGGAGATTTTTATGTTTACAGTAGACAATGCAAATGAGATTTTCAACCAGATGGGTGGAAAAGGTATAATCAAAGCATTCTGTGGAACGAAATATTTCACATATAGTTCAGAAGATTACTCAGCTGGATTTGATTTCAAAGGTAGTAAAAAGTTTACTCATGTCACAATCAAATTGAACAGTCTTGATCTCTATGATGTTCGATTTGTGAAATGTGGTAAGTTTGAGATTAAAGCCGAAAAGACAATTAACAACATCTATGCTGATCAGTTAGTTGAACTGTTTGAAAAAGAAACTGGACTTTATCTTCATTTTTAATAAACTATTTGACTTTCGTGCCGATATATGTTATGATGATTGAGTAATGAGATAAACAAACAAAGGAGATTTGAAAATGTTAGACTTTAACAATGCTCAGAGCAATTACATGGGTCATGTTGCGATTCAGTTCAGAAATGATGATTACATCAAGAATGAAAAACTTCCTTCAAACTGTGCACCATGGTATGCACTGAATTCTATGAATGACGGTTGGTTCAGAGTTGCTGATAAGAATGAACTGACCTATGGTTACGGTCTGAAACTCAAGTATCTCGAAATCACATCAAATAAAGGTGTAGACTGGGGATATAATAAAGCGTTCAAAGCTTCAATGATTTTCGAAGCTAATGACGGTTCAACAGTAAAAGAATCTATCTGGATTTACATGGAAGAAGATGTTGATATTAAACTGCTGAAAGACTATATTGCAAAGAACGCAAGATATTGGGTTGATTAAAAAAGGAGATTTGAAATGAATAACAATTTATTTGCTGCTATTTATCCTACGGGTATTGTTTATGCCGACAGAACTAAAGAAGATCGTGGTGATTATAAAAAGATTGCCTTTTTACCATTTGACACACTCAAACTTGATATTTATGATAAAGATTCAATTTTGTTGCCTGAAATAATTGAAGATGTGAAATCGTATCATATTGGTGAAGAGCTTCAAATCAGCACAGCGGGTCAAAAAATAATATTGGGAAATAAAGCTTGACTTTCAAAACGATTCATGATAAAATCTTTCTGTAATGAGATAAAGATAAAGGAGATTTGAAAATGAAACAGACAAAAAAAGAAATGACAATTGAATTTTATCAGAGTCAGCCAGACTCTAACACTGAAAACAATGATGGTCAGATCATTGTTTCTTATACCTCAACTTACAATAAGTTGCCAACAGTAGTTATTTGGAATGCAAGAATGCGCGGTCACAAGCCAACTTATCACTATTCATTTAAAACCGTTGAAGAAAGACAGACTTTCATAGATTCTCAGAAAGCTATTCACGCCAGAGACAATGCAGCATGGAACGCAAGATTTGCTGAAGCTGCCAAAGAATCAGAAAAAATTCAAGTCGGTTCGATATTTTATGAATCATGGGGTTGGGAACAGACAAACATTAATTTCTATGAAGTAGTAGAAAGAAAGGGAATGTTTGTTAAGCTTCAGGAAATCGGTTCTGATGTAGTAAGCGGTTCTCATGCAGCCATGTCAGGAACAAAAATGCCCAACAGAAGCGTCAGAATCGGTGAAGTAATGAGAAAGAAAATCAATCCAAAGTTTGCCAATGTTAAAATCAGAGAATTCGGATACAGTTCTCTCTGGGATGGAAAACCAAAAAGTTTCACTTGCTACGCTTAATCAAAGGAGAAATAAAATGTTAACACCTACAGAATTTGCTCAAAAAGCTTCAGAAGAATTTTCAAAAGTATTTCCAAATGCTTGGAGTAATATTAGTGTTCGAAATATTCTTGGACAAGTTGTTTCATTTTCATTCGGTATCTTGCCGAGAGAAAATATACCATCAAAAATTATACAAAATGATCCCGCTTATCACTCTGGACTAATTCAAGATATTGATACAAATACTGGATTGTTTAAAGATAAAATATCTCTCGAATTCTCAATAGCATCATTATTGATAAAACCGCCAGCAGGTTCATTCTTAGCTTATGGAAGAGTTAAGACCGGTTTCAGAAAGATATCAGGAACGCCTGAAAAAGTATTAGATGGGTTTGTGAAATATCTGAAAAAGCTGAAACAGATTGTTGATGATAATAAAGAGAATATGACCGAACGTGATAAAAATTTAATGAAATAATTGTTGACTTCTGAAAGCTATCATGATATAATCTTTCTGTAATGAGATGAACAAAACAAAGGAGAAAGAAATGAAACTGATTCAAATGACTGTTAATAGAAAGCACAGAAAGCCAGAAAAGAAACAGCCTGATATCATGAAGATGTCAGAGGTCGAACGCAAGAAATATATGGAAGAACTTGATGAAATAGATTCTTCATGTATCGTAAAGAAATATGAAGAAAAATTCAGAGACTAAGGGAGATAATATGAGTCATTTTTATTTTGAAGTTGAATTGAACGGTTCTATTTGCCCGAAGCGTGTTCATGTCAGCCAGCTTCGATTTAAAAATGGTGTTTTGATTCTTCAATCTGTCAGAGATTATTTTCAATTTCTCGGATATAATGTTGGTGTTCATGTTCGAAAGATGTAAATATAATTAATAGGAGAAACGTTATGTCAAAATGGTATGATCATCTTAAAAAAGATCCCAAATACAAAAAATTTCTCGACAGTGAAGAGGAATACAAAGGTAGTTATTATTTCACACTAAAAATTGAGCCTGATACAACTTATATGTTCGACAGAAAAAGAAACATGTTGTTTCGTGTCGGAGATACTAATTATGCTGTTGCTCATGTTGAGTCTTTACAGGACGCCATTGATGCAGCTATACTTGATGCAAAAAATTTGTAAATTTTGTTGACTTCATTACCGATATATGTTATGATGATTCTGTTGAAAGATAAAGGAGATTTGAAAATGAGTAAAGAAATTTGCCAGAAGATTAGAGCAGAATTGAAAGCACTCGGTTACAATAGTCGTCAGATATCTGTAACTAGCAGACGTGGTGGATATGAAGATTCAATGAGAATCAAAATTAAAGACTATATCAACATCAATGAACTTGAAGCGATTGCCGAAAAGTATGAACATGTTCGATACTGTGAATACTCTGGTGAAATTCTTGCCGGAGGAAACACATTCATTCATGTTGAATATGACTGGGAATGGTTGCGTGATGAACGCCAGCAGTATGCAGCTGTTGCAGAAAAAATCATAAACACAACAGAAAGAAAACAGGGTTACTACACGAGAATATATGATGAAAATGATAGATTCGTTGGATTCGATGGATATGAAATAATCGTTTCAATACCAGAATCAAATGATCAGGGGTATGTTCATGATGTTACTGAAAGATATGTTGCTCATAATGCCTATGCAATTTCTGAATCACTTGTCAGAATCAAAGCAAAGCACAATATTGAAGTGAAATGAAATAAGGAAAAATAAAATGAAAGACTTTAAAAATTACATTCAAGAATCATCATTGAGTAGAATACACTCAAAAGTTGAAAAATATACATGCGGTGCCATTACAGCATTCAGAAATGAATTCACAACATCCGCAAATAAACAGCGTAATAAAGAATTGTTTGCAGCACTGAAAGCAAAAGGATTTTCTATCACAAAAGTTAAAGGTTCATACATCGAAAACTTTGGGTCAAAAGACCAAAAAGAAGTTGGTGAAGAAACATGGTTTGTCTGCAATGATAAAGTTGAAGGTGATGATAATGGTGAACTCGAAAGAATTCTGAAGAAACTTGGTGAAATGTATGATCAAGACAGTATTCTTTCTGTCAGAAAAGGTAAAGCCAATCTAATAGGAACATCTCATAGAGATAATGCCTTTCCATCATTTAATCAAACAGTTGCAGTAGGTTCAGGAAAATATGGGCAGCATTCGAAAGAATTCTTTTCACGAATAAATGGAAGAGAATTTGCTTTTGAAGATATTCAGCAGCCTGATACTATCATGGGAAAATGGGCAATGAAAGTCATAGGAGAAGAAATTTTAAAATCAATAAATGAATTATAAAAATAATTATTGACAAAGAATCTTATTTATGATATTATCTTTTATGTAAGTTAAGATATAAACACAAAGGAGATTTAAAAATGAATAAAAAGACAGAATCAATCAGAAAAGAAATTAAAGCGATGGGTTATAATTCAAGAACCGTATCAGTCAGAAGTGACTCTAATTCGATTAATGTCGTGTTAAAAAAACTTATTGCAATTAAACCAATAAAAAAAATATGCAACAAATATAAAAGTATTGAAAGATGTGAAAGAACGGGTGAGATTCTTTCGGGTGGTAACACTTTCGTTTTTGTAGAGTATGATTATGATATGCTCAAAAATGAAGAAGAAATGAGACATGAAATCGCTAAAAAAATTATTGAAAAAACCACTAGCTCAAAATATTATGAAAATATTGCTCTTAATGAAAAAATAATAGTAAAATTTAATGGAGAAGAAGCTTTTGTTAGACTTCAAAATAACGAAAATAACAGTGTTCAACTCATTGAAGATAGATACAGAATTGATTGTTTTCAGCAATTAGCAAGAGCATTAGCAATCATTGAAGCTGAATATGGAAAACTCATTATTCAGTAAATAAAATAAACTGCTTATGAGGAGAAATTATGAAAACTTTTAATCAATTCATCAATGATGAAATTGTTCAAGAAAAGCTAATTACCTTTGGAAAACAAGCTTATCCAAAGTTTAATAATGTTGTAATTATGGCTGGTGGTGCTGGCTCAGGAAAAGGTTTTCAAATCGAAAATCTGATAGGTATTGAAGGTAAATTATTAGACGTAGATGCATTGAAACTTTTGGCACTTAAAGAAAAGAAATTTGTTGAACGTGTTAAACGTGAACTTGGCATTGATCTTTCAAAAGAGGCATTTACTTTGAAAAATCCTGATAATGTGGCCAAGCTACATGAAATTATTGCTGATCATTACGGTTTACCAAATCGAAAAGAATCGGCTTTATTTGCATCAATTTTAACAGCCCCGCCTGATAGAAAACCCAATCTTATTTTTGATGTTACGTTGTCAGGTATGCGAAAGCTCGAAACAATTACTCGAAATGTTCATGAATTGGGATACGATAAATTGAATATTCATATTGTATGGGTTATCAATAAACTTGATGTTGCCATTAAACAGAATCTCGGTCGTGAACGTGTCGTTCCGATTGAAGTTTTGATGGATACTCATGAAGGTGCTGCACTGACAATGAAAAAGATACTTGACATGGGTGATGGTCTGACAAAATATATGGATGGTGATATCTGGCTCACATTCAACCAAGTTAAAGTTGATACAAAACTCGCTGAACATGATAAGAATTTTGAAAAAGGTGCTAAGAAATTTGATTTCGGAAAAGACTTCGGTTCAGGTGGCGGTGCTTGGGTTAAAGAGGCCACATACATGAGAATGAAAGATCAGGGTAAAAATGTTAAATCATCTGAGATGATGGATAAAGAAATCTATGAAAAAATTAAAGCTTACGTGCCGAAAACGAATGTTTGGTAAAGTGTTATAAAAGTCTCCTTTGGTGTTAATTCTCGTGTCGAAAGATGCGAGAATTTTTTTTTTTAATTTTCTTGACTTCGATGTCGATGTATGTTATGATGAATGTGAACGAAAGAGATGAAACAAAAGGAGATTTGAAATGTATAAATTTGTGAAAGCCTATGAGTCGTATGATCTTGTAAAGTATCCGATTCAGGAATTTTATGCACCTGAATATGAAATTCTCACGCCAGAAGTTGAAGAAAAAATCGTTGAATATCTCACGCATTACTATGTTAATCGTTGGGGTAAAACTCTTGAAATCAAAGAAACTGAGGGACTTACTGAAATGAATATTCAGCCAGCAAAATACTTCATGCTGAATGGTGTGCTTGTGAAGTATGAAAAAGTTTCTGAAAAAAGTTGTTGACTTTCAAAACGATTCATGATAAAATATTTCTGTAATGGGATAAAGATAAAGATAAAGGAGATTTGAAATGAAATACAAACTTAGTGAACGAGAAAAAAATGGGCTTTGCAGAGTGATTGCGCTGAAGGACTTTGGCTATATTAAAGCTGGAGATATTGGTGGATATGTTGAAGGAGAGCACAACCTCTCGCAGGAAGATAAATGTTGGATTTATAATAATGCAAAAGTTTTCGAAAATGCAAGAGTTTCCGGAGATGCAGAAGTTTTCGAAAATGCAAGAGTTTTCGGAGATGCAAGAGTTTCCGGAGATGCAAGAGTTTCCGGAGATGCAGAAGTTTTCGGAGATGCAGAAGTTTTCGGAGATGCAGAAGTTTTCGGAAATGCAAGAGTTTTCGAAAATGCAAGAGTTTCCGGAGGTGCAGAAGTTTTCGAAAATGCAAGAGTTTTCGGAGATGCAAGAGTTTCCGGAGATGCAGAAGTTTTCGGAAATGCAAGAGTTTTCGGAAATGCAAGAGTTTTCGGAAATGCAAGAGTTTTCGGAAATGCAAGAGTTTTCGGAAATGCAAGAGTTTTCGGAAATGCAATTATTAAACACGGTCAGCATACTAAAACTGTTAAGACCTTCCAGCTCTCTAAACACTGCATAACGCTCGATGGAGACTACCTCAACATCGGTTGTCAGAGCTACAACATCAAACACTGGCTTGAGCATTATGAAGAGATTGGAAAAAAGGCAGGATATACTGCTGAAGAAATAGAAGAGTATGGAAAAACAATAAGATTTATTTTTGGAACATTTATGAAATAAATGTTTACTTTTGAAATGAGCTATGATATATTCATTTCTGTTCGAAAGACAAAAACAAACAGGAGATTTGAAAATGATTAAAACTATTAAGAGTGCCAATAAATATCCTCAGATTGCTTTCATCATTGATAAGCAAGAAATTCTCACTGGTAAAAAAGTTGTTCGTGTTTCTCTCAGAGAAACAAATGAAAAATTCGCAATTCGCTATGAAGATGGTTCAATGACACTTCATAAAAATCCACTCAAAGCTGTTTGGATTTGAAAAAAAGTTGTTGACTTCTGAAACGAAACATGATATAGTGTTCAAGTAATCGAAAAGATTACAAAAAATAAAATCTTAGGAGAATTGAAATGAAAACTACTACTAACAACGTCCGCAACAATGAAGCTGTTCTTGGTCGCACTGACTACTACCGCCTGAATCCTAATCAGATCAAAGTCCTTGACGGTTGGAATCCCAGACTGAGCTTCGATGTTCAGAAACTTGAAGAACTCAAGGAAAGCATTAAAGAAAACGGTGTCCTTGTTCCTCTCAGAGTTAAGATGAACAATGATGGTGAATTCACTCTGATTGATGGTGAACGCCGTCTGAGAGCTACACTACTCGCAATCTCTGAAGGTGCTGAAATCGTATCAGTTCCCGCCATTGTTGAACGCAAGACCATGAATGAGATTGATGCAACCATCCTTGCCCTGACCGCCAATCAGGGTGAACCGCTCACCATGATGGAAGAAGCGAATGCAATCAAGAAACTTCAGAACTACGGTCTAAAGCCTGAAGAAATTGCAAAGAAACTTGGAAAATCTGTTCCTACTGTTTACAACAGACTTTCTCTCCTTGATGCCTCTCCTGAACTGATTGAGCAGATGGAAAACGGTGAAGTGAGCTTCACTGATGTTAAGAAGATTGTTAATGAGTCAGACGGAATTGAATCTCAGAAAGAAAAACTTGAAAAAGTAAAAGCAAAGAAAGCTGCAAGAAAAGCAGCCGGAACTAAGAAACCCGGTAAGAAAGCTTTTGTAGACCTTGTTACTGAAATGGTCGAATGGTTGCAAGCTCTGAATACCGATGTGCAGCAGGTTAATGAACTGATTGAACGTGCCAACAACCTTCTGGACAATGAAGAATAAGTGATTCAAGTCTCTGGTAGTGAAATATCTACCAGAGACAATTTACAAAGGGGAATTGACAGGTTGCCAATGCAACTGACGATTCAAAAGAAGATTTGATTGATGAACTGAAATACAATATCACACACGCCATTAAAAATTTAACCAAGGAATAAAAAATGAATAACGAATTTATGACACTGACAACTGAAGAAAAAGCTGAAGTGATTTCGGACATGGTTATTGATATAGCAATTGAAACTGGATTGCCGATTGATGTTTGTATTGCAATCGTAGCTGAATATAAAGGTTGGTCGAGATTTCAAGTTGAAAAATATATTAAAATTCATGATGATATGCTATTATATCAAGTAGCATTCTATGACGGTGAAAAACGTGTTTATAAGTATCAGATTGATGCTGAAGTGAAGGAGTGCCTGATTAGTAAGCTGTTAGATATTGTAACAAACAATCCTTTCGAAGTTTCTGCCAGTTGGCTCAGAAAAGTGATCCAAGAGTATTGTTATAAAGAAGGTTTTTAAAATTGTTGACTTCTGAAGTCAGATGTGATATCATCTTCATGTAATGAGATGAACAAAACAAAGGAGATTTGAAATGAAAATTAAAGGGTTTGACAAAAATTTACAGTGTCGTGGTATGCAGTTTGAAGCAGTTAAAAATCGTGATAGTATATGGGAGTACAGAAAATGGACGACAGAGAAATAAGAAAAATAATAGGAGAATAACAATGGACAGCGGCGGTATATGGCCTGGTGACGAAAGCTACTTTCAAAACATAAGAGAAACGGCCTTGCAAGATACTATCAAACAATTAACGAAAGAACTTGCCGAGGCGCGGGCAATGATTGAGTGTATGCAGGCAGCTCACACAGACGCTACCGACAAGGCGCGGGCTGAGATTGAGCGGCTACGAGCACGAAACGCGATACTTGAGGGCGCAATATCTGACGTGACCGAAGAGCAGTCGGCGTTATGCGTCGAAGGGCAGAGCATAACAGAGCTTGTTGCAGGCAAAGACAAGCTGATCGAGCAGATGCGGTCGGCTCTGGAATGGTATAAAGATCGGGTTTCAAACTGCAACCGCAGTGGTGACGCGGGAGAGATATCGCGAGATCAACTTGCGAAAGATGTAGGCAAGCGAGCTGAAGCCGCATTATCAGCGGCAGAAAGGGGCGAGTAGATGGACAGCACGCGGTTAATCTCAGAGCTAAACCGACTTGAAAGCGAAAACAAAATGCTGATGCGAACACTGGAGGCCGAGCGCGATAAAAACAAATCTTTAATGTTTTTAGTGCGACATCAGCGATGCTGCCGCAACTGCGGAAATCATGCAAGCTGGAATTTTGATACATGCGGTTTCGGCGAAAATCCGAAAGACGAAAACGAGGGGCCGCATTGCCGCAGAAGCGATCTGAAACGCTGGCGCCCGATGGAATACCGGCGGGCAAAAGAGGCAGTTAAAGCGAAGGGGGAAACATGAGCGGGTGTAAATGTCCAATTTGTGAAACCGAGTTAAAAGCTGAATATTCTGGTTGTAGTGGACAAGTCTGGGACGAGTGCCCATTCTGCGGCTGGAACGATAAGGTTGGCGGCTCTGACCCTGAACTCTTGCTTAAATATGCTCTCAGAGATAAAGCTGATCTTATAAGGGGGATAATGGCTGCACAGGAAGTAATTGACAATTGTGTTTCATTCCTAGACAGATCAGGCCTATATGAGAGCGAAACAAAAGTTGTGAAAAGGTTAGCCAATAAATACAAGCGAGGCAAAAAATGAGTGACACGCCGAGAACTGATATAGAAATTCGACAAGTCGAAAACCTGTTTGATAGCCCCGAAAGTATTGATTGTAAGCTGGCTATTAAACTTGCAGTGGTAGACTTCGCCCGACAGCTTGAGCGCGAGAACGCCGAGCTGCGGAAGAATGTATTCGACTACACAGATACCGTGCTTGCCATGCTGTTTGCGGCAAGGGGCGCAGAATGTGACGTAGATACATTGGAAAAAGAAATGAAGGCTTGCTCAAATAAGCCAAGCGAGTATATAGCGTATAAAATAAATGAGCTGCGTGCACTGGTCGAGCAGATGAGAGAGGCGCTATCGAAAATTAGCGTGAAAACATACGACAATCGGGCAACAATGAATGATATCTGCAAAATTGCTGATGCCGCCCTCGAAGCGGCAGAAAGGCGCGATCCATGAAACTAATCAGCGTGCAGAGACGGGGAAATAGATTGGTACGTGTTAAATGAAATACCAAAGTAAATACTTCTGCCCTAAATGTAACGCCCCAAATAACATAATAGTCAAAGATCAAATAGCCCAAACAATAACAGAATGTGAAACACACTGCTCAAAATGTAAATACATAGGCTACTGGATTACAGGATTCTATGAACCAGATGAAGGATAATAAACGACAAATACGTCAAAAATCTACTAAAATCAAGCACATTATCCCATATTTCAGGAGAATAAACCAAAATGACCGAACAAAAACACCCATCACAATTACAGATTTCATTTTCAAGAGTCTACTCCTCTCACCCAGTTTCATTCTATGGCTCAGATATTGGATGTAACTCATATATAATGCTGGAAATTAAAACTAGTAAAAAATCCAGAAACCTCTCCAACGACTACTACTTCGCAGACGATACTATACTCAGAGCTAGACTATCACCAAACCAATTCTCAGAACTATTAACAACAATGAACGTAGGATGTGGAGTCCCAGCTACACTTGAAGCATTCTTTCCGCGTGGATTACCATCAGGTAAAATACCAGAACCAATAAACGAAGATAAAATAGAAATATTTAAAACAGAAATAGAACTAGATACTCAAGAAGTATTCATAGCAATAGGAGAAATAACGAACGAAATAAATACATTGAAAATAAGCGAAAAACAAAAAAAGACACTACTATCAAAAACTAATAAACTGAAATCAATCCTTACATCAACAATACCATTCATCATAGACCAAGCAAAAGAACAAATAGATAAAATAATCACATCAGGCAAAAGCGCAATAGACGCATTCTATACTGGTGTAATAACAAAACTCGGAATAGAATCCCTTAAAGACCAAATCAAAATAAAAATGATCACAAAGGAATAATAAATACGAGGTAAAAATATATGAAAGAAATTATAATGTATGCTGGCGGTATCGGTTCAGGCAAAGCTTATATCATGAGTCAGAAAATCCAAAAATTGAAAGAAACAGGCAATAGTGTATATTGCATTTCTTTTGCCGACCCAATCAAACAGTTTATCAAAAATACTTTTGGCATTGATAAAAATGGTTTTGGGGGTGTTACTAATAATGATATGACATTTGAACAATTCTACGCAAATTTTAAACATACGTTTTTTCCCAATGTTTATAATTCTTATGCTAACCAGAGTGTTATAGATTCATCTGCTAAACACATGTATGAAATTGCTATTGATATACTCAATGGTTGGCATTTAACACCTGATATTAAGAATGATTTGAAACGTGCTATCAGATTTCTTTTGCAAATAAGCGGAACTGAAATTGCTCAATCGTATCAAAAAGAAGTATGGCCAGAAATTTGCACAAAGCAAATAAAAAATGTTCAAAATTATGTAGACTATGTTATAATTGATGATTGGAGGTTTCTATTTGAATTTTTCAATTTGTTCAGAAATTTTCAGAATTCAGGCATTATACTTAGCCCTTATTATATCAATGTTGATGATGATATCCGAGCAAAGAGAAGAGGCATTACAGTAGATGAATTAAAGAAACAATCTAATCATGCTTCAGAAATTGAATCTGAAACAGTGATTAAACCGTTTATGCAGATTTATTACCCTCATAACATAATTGATAACAACGGAGAATAGCAATGAAGTTTTTTAAATTACTAATGATGATGATTGTGCAGTTGCCAATATCAGTATTTTATTATCTTGAACCAACTAATCCGATTTATTTCTTGATTTATCAGGCATTAGTAACATGGTTTTTATTCATGATTGATAATGCAGTTAGTGTAAATTATCACAATATTCTGGTTATTCAAGAGAATTTTGAAGATTTACTTGAAAAGATTCTGAAAGTTATTCCTAAGAACCCAAAAGAAAGTTTCTTTGAAGGTGAAGAATGATTAGTATTGAACTATTACACTACACCCCGAAAGAAGTTTTATTAACAGCTATTAGTCAGCCATATAAAAAAGAATCGTCTGATTTGAATCTGGCCAATAAAATTATAAACGTTTTAAAGCATGAATCAGTTGCCGAACACGTTCAGATGAATTTTCTGATTAAAGGTGTTTCGAGATTAGAGCTACAGGAACACATGAGGCATAGAATATCATCAACTACATGTGAAAGCACTCGCTACACATTGCAACATCTGTATGAAAAAATAGGTGAATCGAAAAAATGTAAAATTAATGTTTTTGATTATTTCAATTTTCCTGAATATCGTGAAGAAGATTGGTCAGAATTTAAAAATCCCAGATTTGAATATGAAAATTTCATTGCTGAATTGACGCATATCTATAAAGAATTCTGTTTTTATCTTTATGCTTGGAAAGAAAGAAAAATCAAGAATGATGTAATTAAGTATGCTTTGCCAGAAGGATACCCAACTCAGTTTGTTTGGAGTATCAATCTACGTTCACTCAAGAATTTTCTGAATCTACGCGATTCAAAATCAGCTCATCAAGAAATAGCTTATGTGGCCAGATTGATCAAAGAAAGCCTGAAAGATACTTATATTTTTGAATTGATTTAAAAAAATTGTTGACTTTTAATCTCCTTTGTGTTATCATCTTTTTGTAGTTAAGAAGATAAACATAAAGGAGATTTTTCAATGAGAATCAATAAAATGGTATTTTACAGTGACGCAGGTCATGGTTGGTTGAAAGTGCCCATTGCTGAACTCAGAAAAAGAAATCTTATGGATAAAATTTCTGAGTATTCATATCGCAAAGGTGATTATGCCTATCTTGAAGAAGATTGTGATCTTGTTGAACTGTTTGATTCTTTTTTGTCAGACGGTATCCCTGTTGAAGAAATCAAAGCAGCAATTAAGTCAGCCAAGCCAGTCACGAATTCACGAATTAGAAATTATGCAAGATTCTATAAATAATGTTGACTTCTTTGTCGATGTATGTTATGATAGATGCGTAATGAGATGAGATAAAGGAGAAACGAAATGAAACTGAGTAACAATGAAGAAAAGGTTCTGAATGATCTGATTGTTCATTCGAAAGAAAATATTGCTTACTTTAAAGCTGAAAAAAAGTCTGATTATATCAGAATCAAGAATCTTGAAAAAAAGAACAAAATCAGAGTTGTTGAACAAAGTTTGAGAAGTTTCCCTTATTCTCAGTCTTATGATTTCGGTAGAACAACTACATATCATATCGCACACTACACTATGTATACCGTTAAAATTATCTGAAGGAGATTTGAAATGAAAAGTTTAGTTCAGATTATGTATGCTCACGACAATGAAGAAGGTGCAGCCATTGCACTGAAATTTAATGAAGATTTCTTTCTCTATGATGAAGATTTCGGTCGAACAGTCACGAAATGGAAATATGTTGATTGGGTTGAATCTATCAACGCCATTAACAAAGAACTTTGTGAATTGACTGCTGAAAAATGAGCCTCAAAGAACCACTGAACGATTCATATATTGCATACTACACAACAGCACAAAAAGCTGAAGAGTTAGAGGAACGCGGTCATAATGCTGATGAACTACAAAATAAAGCTGATGTTCTCAGAGACAAATATTATCAGCTTTGCGGACGTTGTGATGATCTTGATTTTCAGATTGAAAAATGTGAAAAAGCCAGAATGAATCTCGGTTATCACTTCGCAAAAGATATTTTTTAAAATTGTTGACTTTTGAAACTGAATATGTTATACTCTTCATGTAATGAGATGAACGAAATGAAAAGGAGATTTGAAATGAACAGTATTGAAATGAAAATGGGAACCGTTAAAGTTACTGGATACAGAAGTGCAGAGTGTGAAGGACGCCTCAATGGTGTTGACTGCACCATTAAGTGTCTAAGCACTTTTAAAGATGAAAAATTTCACATTGCTGATGTTCTGATCAATGGTAAATCTTCAATTGAAGTTTTGAAACTCATGAACATCAATCTTGATGGTCTTGAATCAGCAATCAATGATGAAATCATAGTAGCAAGAGAAAAAGAACTTCAGAGACGTGATGCAGAAAGATTCGAACAGAATCTTAAAAAATATCAGACAACAATACATAATCTGCTCGTGCCTCTGATTCAGAAATACGATACTTCTGAGTCTCAGTGTGCTAAAGAGTATGCAAAGTCACCAACTAATTCATTCAGAATCTATGATGCAAATTTCAATAAGTATAAATATGAATATGTTTGCGTTTATGACAAAAACGATAAGGGAATGTATGAAGTTTATACCCCTTATAATTACGACATGAAGAAAAAAACAAGGAAACTTGAAAAGCTGCCTGAACTGATTGACAATATATTCAAAGCAATTACAGCTGACAAAGCAGCCAAAAACAAAATTGAACTTGAAAGAGTTCAGCAGTTGAATGAAATGAAAGAACTGCTCGGAGAAGATACTAAGTGGTATTGTGAGAAATACGGACGCCGATATGAAAATAGCGTTGGAGAACATGAAATCACATCATACGGTAAGAACTACAATAATAAATTAACTCTGAAAATCTCAAATCTGACTGATGAACAAGTAAAGAAAATTCTTGAAATGATCAAAGAAAATTGATAATTTTCTTGACTCTCATGACGATATATGTTATGATGATTGCGTAATGAGATGATACAAAGGAGATTGAAATGATTAAGAAACTTGAAAAGATGATTGAAGTTCTCAATAAGATCAACAGAGAAGGTAGAGACAACGAATTGTCTCGCAGACTTCTCAGAAATCTGAATGAAATTGATTCAATCATCAAATCAAGAGAACTCAGCAAGTATGCTGATGTTTCTGATCTGGAATCAATCTGCCAGAAACAATCAATGCAGAGTTGCATTGAAAACGCTGTAAAAGTTCTTAGCAAGATTGAAAAAAGAAGATTAGAAAAACATCTTGCTACTGCCCCCGCCTCACTTCAGCAAGATATTGCTGATATGGGTTTTGAAGAAGATTATGAATAAAGGAGAACTAAAATGAGAACAATGCCAGAAATCGACCTGACTCTTGCTAATCTTACTGATACTGAAATGATGATAGCCAAGTGTGCTATCAAAGGAAACAAAGAAAAAGGAATGCTACGTGTTAGCAAACCGCCAGTACCAAAACAAACAATTTATAATGAACCAATTTATCCAGAAGGACAGGAATATCTCTATGACTCGATCTTCAAAAAACACAAAACGCCTAATAGTTATGCAACTGAGGAAGAAAGAATCAAAGCACTCGGTGCCTATGTTTGGAGAGAACTCGCTTTCTGTATTTCACCTGTTAGTTCCCATCATTGTATGCCTGTTTGTAATGATTTTAATCTGGAATATTCTAACTCCGATGTGAGACAGAAAGAACAGAGAAAACTCTGCTCAGAAATAGTAGATAAGATTTTGAAAATCGTGCCAGTGCAGCAGAAACATGGACTGATACGATGGGGTAAAGCTTTTGGGATGTTTTAAAAATAAATTAAAAAGTTGTTGACTTTCAAAACTGAGTATGTTATACTCTTCATGTAATGAGATGAACGAAATCAAAAGGAGATTTGAAATGAAAAAAGTAATGTGGTTCTCAAGACACGAAATGAGTGCAGAACAGAGTGCAGACCTGGTTAGAATTTTCGGTGAAATCGAAGTTAATCAGATTAACAAAACCATTAACACTGGTTTTGATCTGAAAGACGAAATCGAAGCTTCGGATGTAATTGCAATTGTTGCCCCGATCAACATTCAAGAACAGATTCTTAGAATTGCTAAAGATAAGCCGGTTATCACAGCAATGTCAGAAAGAATTCTCGTAAAGAATGAAGATGGTTCTGAAGATAAAGTAGTGTTCAAGTTCAAAAACTGGACACGAATTAAGAAAATCATTGTTGAAACTGAAGTTCTTTAACTGAAAGTTTCTAAATACCATAGTGAATCCTGAGCATGATTTAAAACTGCTCATTACACTTAAAGGACTTTATATGCAGAAAATTGTCATTAACGAAAATTATTGCGGAGTTGGATTTTGCCTCTCAGAAGATGTTAAAAAACGTTTAAATATTGTAAGTTCATTAGATATTGAACGTGACGATCCAAGACTCATTCAAATCGTTGAAGAGTTGGGTGAAGATGCTGCTGGATACGGTGCAATATTGAAAATTGTTGAAATCCCAGATGATGTAGATTGGGAAATCCATGAAGATGACGGTTCTGAATGGATAGCTGAAAAACACAGGACATGGTGCTAAAAATGAAAAATAAATGCCATAAATGCAATGAGTCAGACAAAAATAAACTGATTGAATTCAGAGAATGTTTAACATGGGGTCGTGTCTTATACGTTTGTAATGAATGTAAACATGATGATGATTCAGCATATAATGCAACAATAGGAAAACAAAATGAAAGCTGAACAGATACAGTATATTGAAAATGATGTTGAATATGTTTTGATGCGTCCAAATTTATATATTGGTAGCACATCAAACAATGCCACACGTTCATTCATTTTACGAAATGATAGATTTATTGATTCATATTTCGAATACGTTCCGGCCTTTCTTAAACTGTTTGATGAAGTTATTTCGAATTCAGTTGATGAGGCATCAAAAACAAATTTTAAGTTTGCAAATAAGATAGAGGTGACTTTTGATGTTCACAGTAGAATTAGCATTACTGACAATGGTCGGGGAATATCTTCAGAGATTGAACCGAATACTAAACTACCACAGGCAGTAGTTGCATTAACAAAACTCAAAGCAGGTTCAAATTTTAACAAAGAATCGACCAGCATTGGTCAGAATGGTGTTGGTGCATCATTAGTCAATATTTTCTCGAAAGAATTTTGTTGTGAAACTTCTGACGGTGAAAAGAAAACAACAATCAATTGCTATGATAATCTTTCAAAAATGTCATACAATCAAAGAAAAAATTCTTCACAGTTTACCAAAATATCTTTTTTGCCTGATTATGAAAGATTGGCCATTGATATCACTGATGCAAAAGTAAAAGAAACATATCATGATTTGATTTATAAGCGTGTTCTGAACATGGCCATGTGTTATGAACAGATAACATTCACATTCAATGGGCAGCGTGTTAAAAACTATTCTATCAAAGAATATGCAAAGATGCATGATGATAGATTTGATGCAGCTGAACAAACACCAATATTCAATATCTCTGGTGCAAATGTTGATGTTGCTATTCTGCCATTTCAAAATAATAGTGCAACAATTTCATTTGTTAATGGCATAGAAACGTATCGTCATGGGCAGCATTTATCTGTTTTCATAGATTTATTCAAGAAAGCAATTAAAGACAGTTCTAACCGTAAATTAAACGGTTTATCAGCTGAAGATGTATTGAAGAATTGCACAATATTTATCTCTGTTAAGAATGTTATCAATCCATCGTTTTCGGCTCAGATTAAAGATGAACTGACTAATTCGTATTCTGATATCAAAAAATATTTTGCTGATGCAGAAATAGACAAGCTCTTAGCGTCTATGATGAGAAATCAGATGTTCAAAGATGTGATTGATATCATGTCAGAGTCAGTGAATAAGATCAATGAAAGAAAGGCAGTAGAAAAAGACGAAAAGAAATTAAAGAAACATAAAGTAACTAAGTATCTTGAACCAATCTCAAATAAAACAGAATTCTGTAATTTTTATCTTTGTGAAGGTGATTCAGCTATTGCACAGTTGATTAATGTCAGAAACAATTTCACAGCTGGTTATCCTTTGAAAGGTAAAGCAATTCCAAATCCGAGAACAGCATCGCCACAAAAGATGATTGCCAATGAAACAGTCAAAGATTTACTGTATATTCTCGGTCTGAAACTTTCTTCTGATTCAATTGCAGATTTCAAATTTCGAAGTATTTATTTTCTGACTGATCAAGACAATGACGGTGATTGTATTGCAGCACAGTTGCTTAATCTGTTTTATACATTCTGGCCTGATTTGATCAGACAAGGTAAAATTTATCGTGTATTATCTCCGCTGATCATTGCCAAGCACAAAACAACGAAAGAAAAAGAAACATTCTATTCGTTGCAAGAGTTTATTAAAAACCAAGATGAATATGATATAATTGAATACAATAAAGGGCTTGGGTCGTTATCGAAAGAAGAATATACAAAGCTTGTAAATAATCCTGTATTGATTCAGTTTTCTGAGTCAGATTGCACTGAAGAGAAATTAGATTTGATATTTGGAAAGTCTAATCAAGATAAACGAAAATTGTGGCTTAATTCAGATGAAGAAAATGAGGAGTAAACAAAAAGAATTGATATGCAACAGACTGAATATATAATGTGTTTTTGTGAAGAATGTTTAAGAGATTTTCGATCATATATTGCTAAAGATATTTGCCCTGTTTGTGAAAAACTTTTGTCAAATAATAAAACAAAAAGCTTATACACAACAGAAGATGTTCAGAGAATTCAGAAACAACGAAAGCTGAGGGATGATTAATCATGGGTTGGATGTCAACTATTTCAGCAAAACTATCTGCTATGAAGGCGTATTGTGTTAGCCAAGCCTCATCATGTGGTGCTGATCAGGCAAATACAATATCACGTTATAATGCACAATTTTCAGCACTGAGTGCAGCTATCAATAATTATATTACTGATGAAACTGCAATTGAAGGACGTTCAGAACAGTTGAAAAACATTATAATGTTTGATTTCACACGAGTAATGTTAGAGAATATTACTTATACCCCATCAATCATTGTTCCAACGGAAACTATTGAAGAACCATTTCCAGCAGGATATACAGATTATTGGGAATTATTCGGTTGTGCTGGCCTAGGGCCCTTAATATTGTCAAGAGCAGATTCTTATTATTGGGAAGGTTGTATTATTAGTCCTTCAGGCACCACGCCTAAACTGCAAGCTGATATTGCAGCAGCATCATCCGGTGAGGCTATAGACGTGGCCAATAGAAATACTCTTATTAGCTTTTTACAATCATTTCCGAGTCAGAATACTATGATTTTTCTCACTGAAGATATGAGTATTAATGGTTCACCGAGAACAAAACAAGCAACAGCAGCAATTATTTATGGAACAAAAGGTGCTAAAGAAATTATAACATCTATGGGATTAACAACATACATTCCATCATATCTATAGGATGAACAATGATTGATCAAAACATTCTCGAAAACAGAAACATTGAATTAGTTAAACAATATGTTGACTTATCGGCTAAAGTAGAGTACCTTATTAACAAACATGGTTTTGTTGAACATCCACTAGCTAGTGATTACATCATGAAAAACGATTTAATCATTATAAAAGGCATTCTTCAAAACTATCATAAAGAACAGTTAGATACATTGAATTTTCTGGCCAATAAGTATTTCGTTTATGATCCATTCATTGAAGGTGGATATGTTTCAGAATTTATGATACTGAAACTTGAAGAAATGCATACTTTTACATTAAAAGAAATCAGATTGATGTATAATTACTCTCGTGATTCTTTCTATGAAAATACAACAATAAATTGAGGTTAAAATGAATAAGAAGTTTGAAAATTTGAATAAGATACTGAGTAAGCCTATAGATAACTATATTCTCATGTTTGAAGAATTGAAAACAGTTAAAGCACGCCTGTATTATAAAGATGAATGGAAATTAAATCCAGACAAGTATGATGCAAATAGGATGCAATTTGATTTGATGAAAATTTTACTCAATGATGATGTTGCTAAAGAACTACTTGAATTCTTTCCTAAGAATCATGCGTTCGATATTATTTTTCAGATACCTGAAGCTTATGCTGATGGACTTGGATATGAACTGTTTCCGTTTATTGATGATGAAAAAACATCAATTAAGATTGTGGCCGAGTATGATGAAAATGATAATTTACTCACTGAAAATCATTGTTTTGATATTGATAAATATATCACACGCATTCATGATGTAGTTGATAATTATCAAGTATTGAAGATTCTCGATAATCTTGATACTATTAGCTCTGGTTATGTTGGTATTCGATATATTGATAAAATCACAAAAGAAACAGATGTTATCATCAGTGAATCATTCAAGTTGTTCCAACATCTTCTGATGATGAAAAACGCAGAACATAATGAAACGATGGAAGAATTCAAAAAAGAAACATTATTTGAATTGATTAAAAAGCAGCAGCTTTATACCTATACTCAGATTTTTCCAGAGTTTCAAACTACAGGTGAGTTTGTTATGAATGTAATGACTCGAAAAGTTTTTGATTTCTTGTCTGAAGCTGCTGATAGGAGACTACCAAATTCCGCTAAGTGTTTAGATCATCTCAGTTCACTTGATCCAGTTATTAAAGATTGGTTCAAAGTATCGTTTGAAAAATTTCTTGAAAACAAAAAGATTTCCTTCCCGATTTGGTTGTGGAGAACTATGATTCAACTTGATCTTTCTTATACTCAAATCAATAGCGTTTATCAATCAATCATCTGATTCATTATTTTTTATTAAATAGTGCTATAATCGTTCTATAGCACTGTTTTATTTTAAGGAGAATTTATGTTTTATACGTATGTTGGTAGAAAAGGTAATGACATTCATCATATTGGCTATAAAAATGGAAAGAGATTTCACAATACATCAAAGTTTCAACCATCAATTTATTATGAAACTCTGAACGAAAAAGAGATTGATGCTTATTCACTCGATGGAAAACCCCTCAAACAAAAGAAATTCGACTCCATCAATGAATGGAACCAGTTCTATTATCAAAACAAAGACTTACTTGATTTATATTCTGATCTTGATCCGATTTATCAGTTCATTGCCCGAAAGTATTCAGCAAGTGTGGAATACAATCAAAAAGATATTCGTGTATGGTTGCTCGACATTGAGGTGAACAGCACAGATGGCTTTCCGTTCCCATTCGAGGCGAAACACCCAATTGTATCAATAGCAATCTATGATTCTCGCCGGAATGAATATATTGTCTTGGGTTTAAATGATTATCAGTTCGATTCAAAAAGATTAGAGCTGACAACAAATAAAGTCACTTTCAAAAAGTGTGATAATGAGAAAGATTTATTGCAGAAGTTTATTGAACTGAACGCAGCATTACATCCTGATATTTGGATAGCTCATAATGGAGAAGGGTTTGATTATCCATATATCATCAATCGAATTGCAAATGTCGGATTGAAAGTTAATGACTTATCTCCGATCGGAAGAGCATCATCAAAATACACTGAGCGGGATGATAAATTCATGACTCAGAAAAGTGAATATTATAACACGATTGAAGGTATCTCTCTATTAGATAATATGCACCTTTACAAGAAATATATTGCTACTCCTCGTGAATCTTATTCCCTGTCTAACTTAGCTATTGAAGACTTGAACATTGACAAGATTGATTACAGCGAATATGACAACCTCGCAGGTCTTTATGAAAAGAATTATGAACGTTTTATTGATTACAATATCAATGACGTTCACTTGATGTATATGCTGAATAAGAAGAATGGGTATTTAGATATTCACATTCGAAACATGTATAAATCAAAATGTGCTAACTTTGAAGACAATATGGGTCCTGTGAAAATGTGGGATATCTATATTTATCAGTCTTTGCAACAGAAAAATATTCAAGTCCTCCCATCAAAGAAAGATACCTCAACATTTTCATATCCAGGCGCATTCGTAGTTGAACCTATCATTGCAAAACATAAATGGTTAGTATCAATTGACGTGAATTCTATGTATCCGCATATCCAGATGCAATGGAACATCTCACCAGAAAAATTAGTTGAAAATTACACAGTAACAGATTGGTTGCAGTCATTGACAGAAAATGAACTTGATGAATATATCAAGAAAGCAAGATCACCACAACAGAAAAAATTCTTGGAAGATGTGAAACAGCTGAATAATTTCGGTTATGCTATTCCTCAGATTAACCGAGATGGTCTTGATGAACGTATGCTGAATATGTTGATTCCAACTCATCCTGATTACATCATGACAGCTAATGGATTTTACTTCAAAAAAGATTCTCTTGGAGCAATTCCAGAACTTCTGATTGAAAATTACAATGAACGAAAACACATCAAATCGGTTCTAATGTCTGACTTGAAGAAACAACAGCAGATTAAAGATACTGAAGAAATCAAAGAACAGTTGGCGAACTATAAAGTTGCTGAGCAAGGTATCAAAATTATGATGAATGCTGAATATGGTGCACTTGCTAATACTTTCTTCCGATATTGCAAATATGAATTGTGCTCAGCTGTTACAATGAATGGACAATTTATTGATCAATACTTGATTAAAGAATTTAATCGCCGATACCCTGATGTTTTGATTGTTGCTGGAGATACTGACTCTTTATATCTTTCACTTGAAAAGATGGTTGAAAAAGAGTGTAAAGGAATGAGTGAATCTGAGATTGTTGCTTGGGTTGATAAGTTTTCAGCCAATGAGTTGCAGCAAGTTATTGATGATGCTTTCGAACAGATTGCAGAATATGTTGGTGCAACAAAAAATTATATGAAGATGGCTCGTGAAAAAGTCATTATATCAGCCCTCTGGACAGCGAAAAAGCATTATGCATATAAAATGATCATGGAAGATGATAAGTTGCTTAGTAAACCGAAATACGGCTATAAAGGGTTAGAATGTGTTAAGTCTTCAATCCCAAAAGCTATTCGACAAATGCAGAAAGAAACTATCAATACAATCCTTGATGATATTGATGTTTATGACATGATTCAAAAATGTCGTGCCAAGATCATGCAGTTATCTCCCGAAGAAATCGCATTCCCAAAAACTTGTAATGGACTTCGAAAGTATGCAGACGGTAAAGGTGGATGGATTAAAGGTGCACAAGCTCATGTCAAAGCTGCAATGGTGTATAATAATTATCTGATGAAAAACAGCTTGGCTGGAGAATACCCAATGATAATGGATGGAGATAAGATTCGTTTTGTATGGCTCAAAGAACCGAATATATTCAATTCTCCAACGTTTGGATTTATCAATCGCTTACCCATTGATAATCTGATTAAAGATTTTGTTGATTATGAAACAATTTATTATAAGTCTTATGAAAAGATTATGACTGATATGCTTGACAGAATTGGATTGTCCCGACAAATATCAAAAACAGTTGATCTTGATGAACTTTTTTAAAAGGAAAATTATAATGGAAATCACAAAAGAAATGATTGATCATTTTGCAATACGAACCAACAAACATATATCATTAGTTCAAACATTTTATATGCAAAGTTACCAGAGCTTAAAATGGTTTACTAATGATGAGCATGTAGCACTGTGGACAAGAATACAAACCCATGACATCAATAAATTTCAACATCCCTTAATGTATTATTACATTCTTATTACTTGGAAATATAAATGTTTAAGAGATAACATTCCGTTTGAAGTTTCTGACGAATTAAATCAAGGAATGATTGACGCTACAAATTTACACATCAAGAACGCCCCACATCATCCAGAATTTTGGGATCCATCGTTTAAATCTGTGAATGTAAATGATAGAGATAAACCATCAGGAATAAGTGTCGATGCAACGAATATGATTGATACTTGCTTAGTTGAAATGGTTTGTGATTGGTGTGCTGTTTCATTTGAACGAGGTGGGAACCCAAAAGATTGGTTCAATATGAATTTGAATACTCGGTGGCATTTTAATGAAGAACAGATTCAATTGATCAATAATTGGATTGATATTTTTTGGCGCCCTGAAAATATATTAGAGGATGACAATGCGAAGTTTTAAATTTTTTGTGACTGAAGAAAACAAAGGTGGTTTTATTGCTATCAAACCATCAATAGAAAAAGCCCAGTATCTTGAAAATGTTTGTAAATTCATAAAGCTCGAAAATCATCTTCCTGCTAATGAGATGCATGTTACTATTTTTTACGATAAAAGAGAACCTGTAATCTCTTTGTATGAACCAAAGATAGCAACATACAAAGCTTTTATTAAAGCTCCAGCATTATATAATGATGCGCTTGTATTGGAGCTGGAATCTCCTGAATTAGTTGAAAGATTTATTGAATTGAAGATGATGG